ACTCAAACGGAGCTTCGACTCTGATACTCTCAGTCCAGTTTACTAACAGTGCTACGTTGTTAGTTTTGTTGTTAACGATATCTTTGTTTTCAGCAAACCATCTTAAGATATGTCTAGCTACTAACTGATTAGTAGCGCCCGGTGTTGCAATATTGATAGGAATATATCCCATCTTTTGAGCAAACAGATTACCGAAACTATGTTCTCGGTTGTATTTGCTGTCTAGTGTACCATCGATCTCAGACCCAGATGAGTGAGAGCAACCTGCAATCACCATATAATTTTTCATGTTAAAATGCCTTCAAAATAATCATTTTGTCGTTGAAACGACCGTTTGGTTGCACTGCTACTGCTTTGATCTTGTCGAAATACTGTCGTGCCGCAGGCTTACTACCCATGACCTCTTTGATTTGTTCGCCCGGTTTTCTGAGTGTTTTGATCTGACTAGCAGACTTGTCAAAACCACACAGTGTGTTACCTTTGATAAACAGTTCTCCGCCTAGTGAGTCTGCAACATAGTGATGCAACTTACGCTTTGCCGTGTCATAGACCCAGGCTTCTTTTTTAAGATGCAAGTCTTTAGGATGAACACTTTCCAACTTTAAGTTGTTTGCTTCATCTTCAAATTTTCGCATATATTTTAATTTAGAAACAAGTTTGTCAATTGATACTGGCTTACGTGCCCTTTTTGCCCTTGTTTTAATCTTTAGGACATTGTATGAATTGATTGCCCCGATCAACTTATCATAATAAGCAATCAAGTTTTTCATTTGTGTTTTAGTAAAATGAGAGTAACCTTCATTTAGTTGCTCATCTTTACCTGATAGAACTTCTACGAATTCCGATTTCTCTTTTTCGTAATAGTTTACCAAAATACTTGTATGTTGTGGTAAGATATTTTGATCATTCAATAGCTTGATAACTTCAGATGAATGATCTACCCCAGATTTGGCTTTGAGATTATAGATAAACTCATCAATCAGACCATCAATCTCTCCACCAACTTCATGTGTGCGCTCACGCATTATGTCTTGAACAGACTTGCGTTCTGGCTTCTTTTCTTTTTCTGTATCTAATGCTTCTTCATCTTTTTTATTTTCTTCATACCAGCGATTTACAGGGGTCATTACTTTATCATTGATGAAGTTAATTTCTTTTTCTGAGAGGGGCCAGCCCCGATATTGAGCTAGCCGACACATTGCCCCTACGGTTTGAGTAATATGGGTATCAGGTACTTTCGACAACAACTTTGCGTCTTCTACCCGATCATTAGCATGTAGCCATTGAGACACGTAGTTTTTCGTCATCTTTTGATCAAAGATTTTACTGTACCAGTTTAGTGCATTGCCCAATTTAGAGTTGCGGTTTTCGTCCGTAATAGTATCTTCACGGAAATCGGGTTCATCTCCGTACCATTGGATGTCTTCCATAGTAAGGTTCAACGCATCAGGATCACGCATACTCGCACGTTTACGACTGACTTTGACTTTGCGCTTTGCCATTTTTTCTCCGAGTGATAGTAAGATAGAAACTACTTATAGCGTATTGTAAGCGATACGAAAAAAAATTGCAAGGCCTATTTTACCCAAATTAAAGCACGGGAAGCCCTACGATAAATATATATATGCCAAGACTATCATTATACAGACCCGAAAAGCAAAACGACTATCGTTTTTTGGACAGAACTATCTCTGAACAATTAACGGTAGGGGGCACCGACCTATATATCCACAAGTATCTGGGTCCCCAAGACAACGGGCCTTCAGCAGACTTTACTCAACCCCAATATGATAAGCTGGATCCATTAAATATCCAAGACTTGTTATTTCTGGAAAACAGAGATCGTAAGTATGCTAAGGATATCTATCGTTTAAGAGGTCATTACAATGTCCAAAACTTAGATTTCGATCTAAGTCAGTTTGGGTTATTCTTAAGTAATGATACTATCTTTGTCACTGTTCATTACAATGATATGATAGATGTTATAGGCAGAAAATTAATGGTTGGGGACGTTTTAGAACTACCTCACTTAATGGACTACAACCCATTGAATGAAACGTTCCCTACAGCACTGAAACGCTTTTACCAGATCACAGATACGAACTATGCAAGTGAAGGTTTTAGCCAAACTTGGTTCCCGCATCTATGGCGCATCAAGTGCGAGCCTCTAGTTGATAGCCAAGAATTCAGTAACATTCTCAAAGAGCCAGTCAACAAAGACAACTATCTAGGTGATTGGGACAAACTAAAAGTTTACCCACCGGGCTATGTAGTTTCATACGGTGATAAAAATTATATCTCATTACAAGAAGTACCCGCTGGTACAATACCAGGAGCAACAGATCCTGATCCATATTGGAAATTAGACACAACTGATTCATTAAAAGATATTCTAGGTCGTTACAATAAGAATTTAGAAATCAACGACAAGAACTTAGAAGAAGCAAAACGCATTCTACCAAAAGCAGGTTACGACACAACAGATTTGTATGTTGTTCCTGGATATGGACTCTGGGAAGCCAATGGCGTTCTGTCTAATAAATTAAATCAACCTGCACCGCCTGTCGATATTCGTAGCTGGATGCCCGGCAACTCTGCTTTGACTAGTACTGGTCAAGTTATCACAATGCGTAGCAGTCAATACAAATATTCTTCTTCAGGTATCAAAGTATCTAAAGAAACAATGAATGCTATTCAACAGAGATTGGGCGGCAAGATTGATCTAGAAAATATTATCGATAAGTTCGTACAAGCCAACTTACAGATATTAACTGAAGCACCTGAGATGATGAAGTCGGGATCAGGGGCATTAGAAGGTACAAAGATACTTTCTGTTCAAATTGCTGGTCCTGTTATAGGACCATACGGTACTGCTGATAACACTTATGCAACGGCAGACCAAGACCCAACTGCGGCAGGATTCACAGGTACAGAACCCTATGGTCCTAACACAATGAACTATCGTGCAGACTGTGATCCTAGATTCCAGTATATTGCAAGATCAACACCAAGAGATTTCGGTTATACAACAGGGTACTTGACAGGCGAGGGGGCTGCACCAAACGGTTTACCAACTGGTGCAGGCTTAGCGTTCCCTCAAGACCCGCAAGTAGGCGACTACTTCTTACGTATAGACTATACACCAAACGTCTTGTTCAGATGGGACGGGCAATTGTGGTTAAGAGTAGGTGAGAATGTCAGAACAGATACAGGTTACACTGCTGGAGATACATCATTGCAATCAGGATTTATTAATAACCAAGATGAAATCTTTGTAAATAATGAAGGGACTGAAGTTCCGTCAGCACAACCTCTATCATCGATGTTGCAGTTGGCACCTGATCCTATTCCACCAGAAGAGTAATTTATGGCACAGTATTTTTACGACAATCAGATACGCAGATTCTTGTTACAGTTTGCAAAAATTTTCAGCAATTGGTATGTTACCAAAGGTAACGATCCTAACGGCAACCCAATCTTAGTTAGAGTACCAATCATGTATGGTGATGCAAGTAGACAAGCATCTACTATCATAGCCAACAACTCTGCTAGTAACATGCCTTCTGCTCCTCTGATAACTTATTTCATCAACGGTTTAGAATACGATCAGAGACGCACACAAGAGCCGTACTTCGTTGAAAAGCAAAACATTAGACAACGTACATACAATCCTGAAACACAGTCTTATGACACTACACAGGGGCAGGCCTTCACTGTTGAGAAGTTGATGCCAGTGCCTTATACATTGCGTATTCAAGTTGACTTCTGGACTACTAACTATCAGCAAAAGTTAGAGTTAGTAGAACAATTAGGTACGCTTTTCAACCCAAGTTTAGAGATTCAAAGCACTGATAACTTTATCGATTGGACTTCGTTGAGTGTCGTATATCAAGACGGTTTGACATTCTCGTCACGTAGTATTCCTCAGGGAACAGGCAACCCTATCGATGTGATGTCTTGGAAATTTTATATTCCTATCTGGTTGACTACATCAGCCAAACTAAGAAAATTTGGAGTCATTCACAAGATCATCACTTCTATCTACGAAGGCAGAACTATCCAAGATATGCAAGATGATGATCTATTGCTTGGTACCCGTCAAAAGATTTCTCCATACGGGTACAAATTATTATTGATAGGAAACTCATTACAGTTATTACCACAGAAGGAACCTTTCTATCCTTCCAATAGTAGCTTAGATAGACCTACAAACCCCGACACTGACATTTTCTGGCCGTCTCTACTTAACTTATATGGAGCATATAAACCGGGATTGTCACAAATTTGGTTAGAAAATCCATATATGGATAATGAGATTGTAGGTACGATTGTAGTAGATCCTCTGGACGAAAGGTATCTAATTTATGATATCGATCCTGATACGTTACCCACTAATACACTAGAACCAGTAGATAGTGTAATCAATCCCCAATTGACAGGGCCAAACTCAGGATTGCCTGGCCCTACACCAAACAAACGTTATCTTCTAGTAGAAGACATCGGTACTGATACGTCATCATGGGGACTTATGTTAGGTAGTGTTTCTGGTATATCAGCTACCCCCGAGACGATGCCTATCACTGCTGGAGTACCTGGCGGCTATTACATGATTGCAAATCCCGGTAGCACTGACTTCACGGCATTAGGCGCCGGAGCAAATACAGCAGGTACTATCTTTACTTTAAATAATGTAGAACCTGCAGGTACCGGTACAGTATATAAGATTGAAGATGCGTCAGCTAATGATATCATTCAATATAACGCTGATATCGGAGCTTGGTTTATCGCATTTGATTCTAGCGAATATCCAGACGATGTACAATACGTATTGAATTTGACTACTCAAATACAATACAGATGGGCTCCCACTCCCCAAGAACCCGGCAATGTGCAACCTGCACAAGAAGCACAGTGGATGAAGTCTTATGAAGGATATTATAACGAAGGTGATTACAGCATAGTTATTTAAGGGGTAGTTTATATCCGCTAAATAATTTTATGATCATCCTCAATCAGTCCGCAGGGATATTCTTTTATAACAAGACCACAAAACGGTATCTTTATCTTCTTAGAAATGAGCCGAAGAACCCAACATGGTCTATCCCCGGTGGTAAGATAGAAAAGAATGAAACTCTTTTAGCTGGATTGAAACGAGAGTGTTTAGAAGAAATGAAACACTGGAGCGATGACTTTAAACTAATTCCTATACAAAAATTTGTCAATAAAACATTTGCATATCATACTTTCTTTTGCCTCGTAGAAGAAGAATTCATACCTCAATTAAATCATGAACATATAGGTTATGCTTGGGTTGGTAATCACATGTATCCAAAACCCCTGCACCCCGGATTGTATTCTACAATCAATATAGAAACAGTCACGGAAAAAATGAGAGCCTTGACTGAATGACAAAGAAAATGATAGTGTGTGGAGATAGCTACATGACTCCAGCGGTTGCTCATCCAAACACACATTTTGCTGAATTAACTGCTAAAGTATTAGACTATGAATTAATAGTATACTCCCGCGGAGGCATGAGTAATCTAGGAATATGTCTTCAAATAGAAGAAGCTGTATCTAACAAACCTGATTTGATTTTATTTAACACTACTAGTTATGACAGAACTGAAATACCTCTTAAACCGCCTTCAGAAGAATGTTATGATTATACTATGCAAGACATTATATACAGGGAAAGAAATTCATTTAGTACATATTCCGGAATAACAGGTAAGAAAGGACCTAACCTAATATCAGATAGCATGTACAGCATATTAACATATAATTTATACGATGATATTCCAGATATAGATTATAAAACAGAAGGAATAAAAAAATATTTTGAAACTATATATGATTTCGGCTGGGAGAGGATAAAGGACATGATGTGTCTTTATGCATCAATCCACAAATTACATGAATCTAAAATACCTTACGTGTATAACTTCCCAGAAAACGAAATCTTAGAATATTGCCCTTTTATCGATGAGAAGTTTACGTTATTAGATAAGGCAAATGATTTGCCGGTAGGCGTCAAAGATCCGGGATATCATACTACTATAGAAAGTCAATCTCTAATGAGTAGAATGTTAATAGATTATCTAGTCGAAAGATTCAAATAAAAAGGAAGGGTCTTGCGACCCCTCCATAATCTAGATTTCTCTAAATTTAATGTACAAAAAATGCTTGAAAACCCGAGTAACCTAAGCTACCTAGAGCAATCCCAGCACCAATAAGCATCCATCTCCACTTTTCTAATCCTGCAATTTTCTTAGCCATCTCATTATGTGAATCTAGATTTGACTTTTGAAAATCACGAATCATTTGTTGAGTACTTTCTGTGTGCTTATCCATCTTATCTGACACATCTTTAACCTGTCCTTTCAATTCGATAATTTCTGTATCGAATTTTCTGTCTAGATTTTTAAATTCAACTTGCAATACGGCAATTTCTGCATCATATTTTTGAAGTTGACGTTGTGCTTGAGACTGTGGCATGACTTACCCCCTATTAACTGCTTGCGATAGTTACGACTGGGTAAGGAACACCATTTGCGGCATCTGCGGCTTCTGCTGAACCAAACGTTAAGAACGCGGGATCAGAACCAGCTAATGTACCGTCACCGAATAGTTCACCGTTGTGATCACTAAAGCTGAAAGCACCTGTGTTAGCACTGTTAGCATAAGTTGCTTGTACGCTGAATGTATTTGGTAATAATGTAGTACCATAGTCTGCTGTAAATGCCTGAACTTCTAAGCCGGTTGTTGCACCGTGAATCAAGTATTTGGTTTTACCTTTTTGTCTTACGACATAACCAGCTTCTTCGTCACCATAGACCCATTCAGATCCAGATACGTTTGCGCTAGCGTTTGCAAGAAATGTTGCGAATACTGCGTTAGCATTAGCGATATCATCGATAATACCTAAGAATGTGCCGTCTGCTGTAGTTACGACAGAACCATCTGAAAGAGTGTTTGCAAAGTCAGTGCCTACACCATCTAAGTTTGGACTATCATCTGCACATGATATTGTGCCGTCACCAGCAATACCGATCACAGCAGTGATCAATACTTGATTACCATAAATTGCTGTGTCTCCACCAACGATACCATAACCTGAAGCGTTTGAGTAACCTGAGTCAACAACGTTGACTGAAAGTGCTACTGAACCACCTGAAGTAG